ATGCGTTCCTGCAGGATCAACAGATCGTTGTAGAGTCTGTAGAAGGGATCGGCCTTCGCCAGTGCGTCATGATTCAGAGGTTTCATGAAGCACCCCCTTCCAGCGAACGGCGAACCGCGCGCAGGTCGCGCTTGACCTGCTGACGCTCTCGAAACTTCATGAACATCACCGTGAGCTTCGTAGCACAGAAGGCCATTGAGCCCTTTCTGCGGAACTTCAACTTGCCGCTCACGCCCGGCACTTTGAACTTGCAGAAGGCAATGAGCATCATGGCGATGATGTCGCCCATGCTCCAGGCTTGGTAGCGCGACCAGCGCCGCAGCAGGCGGGCTGCGAACAGTGGCATCTCGATGGTGACGCGGACGCGCGGCTCTTCAATATTGAAGTGGGCGCCCTGCGTGTACTTGCGGGTGACGATCTTCGACATCATGCACCGCCTTTCGTGATGAAGGCGTGCAGACGCGCGAACTCGGCCGGCGGCAGGTACATCATGCCCACTGCAACCAAGCGGGCGAACGACTCTTCGTCGTGCCTGTTGCGGCGATCGATGTCCAGTTCGCGCTGCCACGCGTGCGCCAGCTCGTGGAAGAACACTTCGAGGCGGCGCGACGGCTGCAGCGACGCCTTGATCAGGATGGAGAGCTTGATCGGGTCGCACAGTCCGCGGCAGTCCTTGCCCTTGAAGATGATGGGTTCGTCCGTGAGTGTGATTTCATATAGATGGGGTCCGACCTGAACGTGGGTTGTCTTCGCGGCGCCCGCCGGCTTGGCCGTGGACGCGGCTGGGGTTTCGTGTAATCTCATGGGGCCTCTCGTTTGATCGTGGAAGGTTGCAAGCTTGAAACGATCAGGCGGGGGGCGTTTTCTTGCGCCATCCCGCGACGGTCTAGTTGTGTTCCATAGGCAGGCCCTCTTGACATCGATTTCACACGAGTGTAGTATCGATTAAAGTCGTAGTCAACAACGAACGGAATCGTCCCATGACGCGAGTATCACCGGCGAGTACGATGGATGGCATGGCCGCAAATCCATCGAACTTCACAGTAAAACTGACGTCCCTGCTAGAAGATCGAACCGCGAAAGAGGTCGCCGAATCGGCGGGCCTCACTGCGAAGGCTCTCTACGACATCATCGGTAAGGGAGCGACGCCTCGCGCCGAAACATGTCTTGCGCTGGCCCAGGCGCTAGACGTTCCAGTCGAGTACCTAATCAATGATAAGTACGGGCCGGATGACGCCCCAAATTCCCCGTACCACGACATCCCCGATGATGTGATTCAGTTGGAGTCAGCGCGTCGCTTTCGTTTGAAGCTGCTTAGGATCACTGAGGCGCTGGACCTCGCGGAAGCGAGCGACCTGATGCAATTCGCCGCTTTGCTGTTTGAAGCCGGTTTGGATGACTGGCCAGTTGATCTTGTCGACCCCCGCTACGAACTGGCGGTCACCGCCTGCGACTTCACGCCAACTCTCAAATCCGAACACGATCCAGACTCGATCGCCTGGAAACGTCACACGGAGCTGCCTGGTGCTGATCGTGATCGTGACGAACTCTTGGCCGCTGAGGTTGACGCCCGAGCCGAACGCATTCACCGTGAAGACGCAGGCGCCGGCTGGATTCGTTGGTATTTGGTTCTGCGCGAGGCATGCCAGAACAACCCAACGATGCGGCGCAGCTACCGCGTCCAGGCAACAGAGGCGTTGCATCGCATCAAGCGCGGCGAAGGCTTGGAGCTTAGCGTCGATGATGCCGAACGGAACCGTTCACATCACGAGATGTTGTCGGACCTGAAGCGCAAAGCGGGCATCCCGGATCGGCACACGCCACCGGAAGTGTTCAAGGTCGACCCCACGCACAAGCGCAGCTGAGAGCAATGGCAAAGAGCAAGGCACGCCCGCCGATTCTTACTACCTCAGGTGACCAACCTGCGCCAGGTGTTGACGGCGCGAAGGGGGTGCTGCGGTGACGCAACAGCTCAGTGTCTTTGGCCGGATTAAGGCAGCCTTCGCCGTCGTGCGGGGCACGCTGTCGATCGCCGAGCTTGCTCACTTCTTCGGTCGAGGCCGCTACGGCGACGATCGGCCGACGAAGCCGTACTCGCAGGTTGCGGCGGTGTATGCGTGCGTGCGGGCACGAGCTGAGGCTGTGGCCGGCATGCCGCTGATGGTGTCGACCGGCGAAGACCAGGTGCTCGAAAGCGGGCCGCTGGTGGACCTGATCGAATGCCCGAACCCCGCGATGACGCGGCGGGCGTTCTGGCTGGCGACGTCGTCGATTCTCGACCTGTTCGGCCGCGTGTTCTGGGTGATGCAGCTCGACACGCTGAATCGGCCGATCGCCCTGATGCCGGCGGTGCCGACGCAGATGGAGGCGGTGAAGGATCGGCGAACGGGCGAGGTGCTGCGCTGGTGGTATCAGCCGATGGGCGCCACGCGTGACCAGCGGATCAGCCTGGTCGTCGAGCAGGTGCATGTCATTCTCGACCCGGACTTCGAGGATGCGACGAATCCGCTGAACGGCCTGAGTCCGCGTGCGGCGGTGGCGTCGGCGATCAATCAGTACTTCAAGGCCGATCTGGCGAACGAAGCGAGCCTGGACAATGGCGTCGAACCGGGCGGTGCTCTGGTTCACGAGAACGGCATGCTGTCGAGTGACCAGATGACCGACCTTCGCGAAGAGATGGCTGAACGTGAAGGTGTTCGGAACCGTCGCCGGCCTTTGATCCTCTACGGCGGCTGGAGCTGGCAGCAGATCGCGGCGACGTTCAGTGACATGGAGTTTGTTGAGCTGAAGAAGCTCGCGCGAACTGACATCTGCGCCGCGTTCGGCACGCCCGGTCCGATCGTCAACTACTTCGAGGATTCTAACTACGCTCACGCGCAGGCAGCGCAAGAGCAGTGGTATATCAACACAATCATGCCTCGGGCTGCGCGGCTTGCCGAAGAATGGGGCCTAGCCGTGCTGTCGCGGTACGAGTCGGACCGGTCGATGGCGCTGCAGGATGCACCGCGCCGGACGCTGACGACGCGGCAGGGCTCGTGCCCGCTGCACAGGCGGGCGAGAGTCGCCGCTGTCGGCTCCGTGAGGCGTTTCTATGCGTGGTTCGATTCGTCGGGCATCCCGGCCGTGCAACGCGCCACGCTGCAGCTCGCGGAACAGGCGGCGAAGTGGAGCGAACGCGGCGTTCCGCTCAATGACCTGATCGACGCGTATGACCTGCCGTTCCGCAAGCGGCCGTGGGGCGATACCTGGTACAAGCCGTTCGGCCTGGTGGACGTCCAGGAAGAGGCCGGAAGCCTGCCCGGCGATGACGACCCGGACGGGTCGACCGTGCCCGACGGCCTGCTCGGCGACGACGTGTCGACACAAGTCGACGGGAATCAACAAACATCAATAAGAATCTTTAAGAATCCTGGAAAATCTCCAGAAGACAAGATGCGTCGACTGACCGACGCCGCGCTCGCCCGGCTGTGGCAGGCGTGGCGCCAGTCGTGGGGCGTGCTGGAATCGCGCTTTCAAAAGCGCGTCAAGGGGCATTTCCACCGGCTTCGAGGCGAGACGCTCAAGCGCCTGCACGAGACGATTCCGAAGGTCGAAGGCAAGTCGATCAGCGCCGATCAGCGGCGCGATACGGTGATGTCGATCGTCTTCAACGTCACGGCGGCGAATGAGACATTGCTTGTCTCTGTCGGCAAGCTGATCCGCGAAGCGCATCGCCTGGGCGGCGAGCAGGTCATCCAGGAAGCGGCCGACGCCGGGCAGACGAACCTGCCGCAGTTCGTCTCGGACGCCCCGCAGGTGCAGGCGGCGCTGCGGCGGCGCGACGTGCGCATCACCGACATGAATCGCACGGTCGAGCGGCATCTGCGGGAGACGATCGGCGAGATGCTGGATGACGGCGCCGGCGTCAATGAGATTGCCGACGCGGTGCGTCACACCTTCAACGTCGCCGGCAACCGTGCCAGGACGATCGCGCAAACGGAGATCGGCGGCGCCGTGGAAGAGGCGCGGGCGATCGCCATGGAGCAAGCCGGCATTCCCCTCAAGGCGTGGCTTTGGAGTCGCAAGGAAACCGGCCGGCGGCTGCACGCGTTCACCGAAGTGCATTACATGGAGAATCCGATCCCGGTCGGCGAAGCCTTCGAGCTTGGCGGGCCGGGCAGCAGCGGCATCATGTGCCCGCATCCTCGCGCGACCGGCCGGGCCGACCAGGACATCAACTGCGGCTGCACGTCCATATCACGATTCCCCGGCGACAACGTGCGCAGCATGCTGCAGCGGTACGCCGAGCATGGTTTCCTGAGCTACGAGCAGCTCACACAGCGAGACATCAACCGAACGCAAGGCAAGGACGCCGAAACATGCCCAAGCAAGGACAGCGACAACCAGGCAGCGTGATGCTTGACCCCGAGCAGCGGCACGTCGCGCCGACCGTCGGCGCCGTCGGGCACACGCGCATGCTCGCGGATCGCAGGACGATCAACGAAGACGAGCGCACGATCGACTTTGTGTGTTCGACGATGACCGTCGACCGCTACGGCGAAGTCATCGACGTGCCCAGCGCGTTCCGGGATTCGCTGTCGACATTCATGACCAACCCGGCGTTCCCGTTCGGGCATCACTACGACGCCAGCGGCGACAAGCCGCCGACGGTCGGGCACTGGAAGTCGATGGAAGTGGTCGGCACGAACCTGATCGGCCGGGCGTACTTCAAGCCGCGCGGCCTGGGCGAAGAGTGCTGGCTTGACTACAAGGAAGGGAACTTGAACACGGTCAGCGTGGCGTTTCTGACGCGGGCGTGGGAGATGCGCGAACTGGACATCGAAGGCGATAAGCGCCGCGTGCGCGTCTTCACGGACGTGGACCTGCTGGAAGTCTCGGCGGTGCTGATCCCCGCGAACCCTGAGGCGCGTATCCGCGCCGCCGGCTTCGGCCGCAGCGCAGATTCGCCGCGCGATGACGAACAACTTGAAAAGCGAATCGAAACCGCCGTTGAGCGGTCGATTGCCAAGTGTCTCGATGCTGGACCTGGTGGGCACCTTTGCATGCTGCTGCAGGACGTCGCCGCAGCCGTGCGCGGCAGCCAGGACCACGGCATCGATGACGGCGACGTCCACGGCCAGGATACGCCCGAACCTGAGCCGGAGTCAGAGGGTGACCACGAACTCAAAGCGCTGCTGCGCGAGGCGCTCAGCGCCAGCAAGGAACAAAACCATGCCACTTGACCCCGAACTGAAAAGCCTCATGGAAGAGGTGAAGCAATCCGTCGGCGAATTCAACAAGGCGAAGGGCGCCATTCAACAGCTCGAAGAGCAGATGAAGGGCATCCCATCGACGATTGAAAACAAGATGAAGGCGATCCGCTCAGTCGCCTGGGATGATCGCGGTCGCTATCGCGGCATCTTCAGCGGTGAAGATGAAGCCCGCGGCTTCGGCCTGTTCGTGCTCGGCACGGTCGGCCGCAGCGGCAAGGCGCTCGAAGCGCTGAAGAGCGAGTACAAGGACGTCTACCAGCGTGCGATGGGCACGGACACGACGGCGGCCGGCGGCGGCCTGGTCCCGGTCGAGTACAGCAGCCGCATTCAGCGCCTGGTCGAAGAGTACGGCGTCTGGCCGGCGAATGCCTTCCCGATGGACATGACGTCGGACAAGCTGACGTTCCAGCGTCGCACGTCAGGCGTGACGGTCTACAAGACCGGCGAGAGCGCGGCCGTGACCGGCAGCCAGCCGCAGTTCGACACCATCAACCTGAACGCCGACGAATGGAACGCCCTTGTGCTCTACCCGAAGACGATGGGCGAAGACGCCGCTGCGTCGATTGGCGAGCTGGTGGCGATGGAGATGGTGCAGGCGTTCAGTGAGAAGATCGACGACTGCGGCTTCGTGGGCGACGGTACGCCGGCGGACCTGGACGTCTTCGGCATTACGATGCGTCTGACCACGATCAACGGCGTCGACGACGGCGGCGGCCTGGTGCTCGGCACGGGCAGCAGCGGCGCCAAGTGGGGCAGCCTGGTTATCGACGACTTCCTGCAGATGGTCGGCAACACGCCGCGCTACGCGCAGCGCAACGGCAAGTGGTATTGCCACAGCGCGTTCTTCTGGACGGTGATGGCTGACATCCAGCACGACGGCGGCGGCAACACGGTCGATCACACGGCGCAGGGCCCGCGTCTGCAGTTCCTCGGCTTCCCGGTCGAGATCACGCAGACGCTGCCGGGAGCCGGCGCCGACAGCCACGTGCCCTGCCTCTTCGGCGACCTGCGGCGATCGTCGACCTACGGCCGGCGCAAAGAGCTGATGATCGAAGAGTCGCGCGACGCGAAGTTCATCGAGCGGCAGGTCGCCGTGCTCGGCACGCAGCGGCTGGACATCAACAATCACAGCCTGGGTGATGCCACGAACGCCGGCCCCGTCGTCGGTCTCGTGACGCCTGCGGCGTAATCGGCGGATTGGTCCTTTGGCCTGCCCGGCGGCGTTCGCCGGGCGGGTTTTCCCCTCCGTAGCTCACACAACGACACAAGGACAGATCATGTCAAACGAACTACAAGAAACCCGGATGGCAGTCGCCATCGCACCTGCCGCGATCAAAGATGACGCGGCCTTCGATTCATTCGTCATCGACAAGAACGACTTCCCCGGCTGCGACTACCTGGAATTCGTCGGCATCATCGGCGCGACGGACGTCGAGATGGCGGTGCTGAAGGTCATGGAGTCGGACACGAAAACCAATTCAACCACGCTCGGCGGCACGCCGGCACTGGTCAAGGACTCGACCACGAAGCCCGGCGCCACCGACGACAACAAGGCCTTCGTCTTCGGCGTCGACCTGCGCAAGAACCGCGAGCGCTACCTGCAGCTCCAGGCGACGGCGGGCGACGGCACGAGCGGCACGTTCCTGTCGGCTGTGGCGATCGGTCGACGTCTCAGCGAAGCCGGCAGCGGCGCGACGAAGCGCAATCTGCTGTTCGCCGAGTACGCGTAACACACGACGGCTCTTCGCACGCCCGCCCCATTGCGGGCCTCTCGGGGCGGGCCTCGAAGCGCCGTTGAAGGGAATTCGAGATGCGTTCGATCATGACTCGAATCGTCTATTTTGTGCTGACGCTGGTCGCCCTGGTCTGGGCCGGCACGCCGACGCTGCGCCAGCACCGCGCGGCGTTCGGGTTGTGCCGTTGTCTCGGCATCCCTGAAGCGCACCGTGTGGTGCATGCGATGGGACAAAGCACGATGATCTGCGGGCTGACCACGCAAGACCTGAACGAGATGCCGGAGTTGGCCGAGTCGATGGCGCGCAAGGGCATGACCGCCGACCAGATCATCCGGCAGATCACACGCTTCGCCTGGACACGACGGGTGTTGAGGATGGAGGATCACGATGCCTGAGCCAATTCGCCAAAAGATTGAGGTTGACGCCGACGAAGCGATTCGGGACGTGGATCGCATGACCGGCGCTGAGCAGAAACTCGGCGACACGGTTGAACGTGCCGGCTCACAGACGAAGGAAACCGGGGACAAGTCCGAGCGTGCCGCTGATCAGCTCTCGGGGTTGCAGCGGATGTCGAAGTCTGCGGAGTTGGCATTCGCCGGGCTGCTGAGCACCGGTGCATTGATTGTCAAGACACTCGGCGACATCGAGCAGCGCGCAGAGAAGGCGGCGGCAGCGATCGAGAAGCTCGGCGGCGCCTCGCGCGGCCTTGCAGCCAATGTCGGCGGGGAGCGAAGCCAGGGGCTTGTCGACGTCATCAGCGGTATTGCTGCTGAGAATCGGCTCGACACGGCAGGCCGCGATGCGCTGGTTGAGTTTGCGACGTCAGAGACTGACCGGGAGCCGGACTTAGGCAACGCCGAGCTGCTGCAACGCGTGCGCGATGCCGCGACCGTGCAGCGCGCAACTGAGATTCAGGGGGCCGAACTATCGGGGACGTTGACCAGCCTGCGCGAGAATATCGGTATCCCGGATGAACGATTAGCAGACGTCGCTGTGACACTGTTCAACTCGGGCGTGAAGCCGCGAGTCGTCCAGGAGCTCGCGGCCCGCGTCGGGCCGATCGGCGGTGAACGATTCCTCGCGCTGCTGCTCGGAGCACGGCAAAAGGGCTTGGACCTGAGCACCGCAAGTGAGGGGCTCAATGTCTTCACGAATGCGTTGACGGCTACAGATAGTTCTGGTGCGCTTGATCCAGCGCTGACGGCGGTAGGCGTGACGCCTGAAATGGACATTGTCGAGCGCCTCCGGAGATTGGGCGAAGCCCGCGCCGCCGGCCTGATCAGCGATTCGGAGTTCCGCAATCTGATCGGCGGTACGGAAGCGCTGCGGGTTGTGGCACCGCTGCTTCGGACAGCGCAGAGTGATGCATTTGAAGAAGCGCAGGCTGCGCTACGCGATCCGATGGCAGCAGAGCGTGCGATCGAGGAGCAGCGCCGCAATGAGTTCGTCCGCGCGCAGGAACGTGCGAACCTGCGAGACCTGCAGAAGACAATCGGCCGTGAGCGGTCAATGCTCGGGGGCGCTGGTGAGTCGATCGCACAGTTCGAGTCAGACTTTGAGGGGGTGCCTGGTCCGCTTCATGCACTCGTGCGATATACGGGGCTGTATCCGTCCTTGCTGCTTGGAAGTGAAGACGAAGCGGATATGGAGCGGATTGCAACCGGCGCGGCTCGGGACATTGGGGCTGGTAGCCGTTTCCAGACCATTCGGGCACGGGTCGACGGTGGACCGATTCAGGAACATCTGATTGATACCTCCGTCTCGCAACAGTCCAACACGCCCTTCTCGATCGGGAATCTGTACATCAACGCAACAGATCCCGGAGAGGTCGATACCGGCCGCGGGAAACTGCGCTGAGCGAGGCGAGGAAGTGCCCCGACGATCGGGGCGACAAGTGGACGCCGAAACGGCCTGGA